GCCCTAGGCCTTTCGGTCGAGGGTACGCTCAAAGGTGCTTGGGATTTAATCCCGTGGACCTGGGTTGTCAATTGGTTTACCAATGTGGGCGAGTTTGCTTTGCAATACTCGAACACGGTTCCTGCGCGAGCCTCCTCGGCAAATGTTATGACGAGGACCAGTACTAGGTACTGGCTCGATCCTCTTCCTAAAAGCGGAAGCTTCCAGGGAGGGGGCGGATACATAGACTACATAACGAAAGAACGTTATGTAGGCCCTCCAACTGTCGATGTGACCTTGCCGTTTATCGGCAAGGATCGGCTGTCCATCCTGGGGTCGTTGTTCGTTCAACGCTTCATGCGGTGAACGGCATTCAACCCTAGGAAAGGACTACTCTTATGCTTGGAAGCACTTTGGTGATTACTCTTGACGGTTCCGGTGGAACCGCCAAGACCCTGCCGCTGATCAACCAGGATGGTTACTCTTCTGAGTACTTTCTGGATGATACTACCGTTACGTATCGGGCGAAAGTCCGACACAGTCGGGATACCGTCAAGAATGGTTCGCAACCGTTTGATCGTCACGTTGTGACGTTCAGTCGATTTGTCAAACCTACTGAAGCTATCCCGCTCGGTTCGCTTAGCGAGGTCACGTATACGATCAGGAATGATCCTAACGGGACTTCGTCTGACATCATTGATGTCTCCGAGGCCATGAGCTTTTACATGGTAAAAGCAGGTGGCATCGCAGCGAAGCTGCTGGGCTGGGAGTCGTAAGACTCCTAGGAAACCGGAGTATCTTCTGAGCTCGTTGAACGTATAACACGGGAGAAGTCCTATGTCTACGTCTTTGAGCAACGAAGAGTACGTCCTAGGACTATACGATGCTATGCTTTCTGACATAGCAGAGCGTTGTCCTGAGCTCCAAGTTGAGTGTAGCCGCGATTACAAGCGTCTGCTCTCAGCGATCGATCAGCATGGGCTCCACTTCTTCGTGGAAGTCCTGCCGTCGTTTGGTAAGCATTTTGATCTTTGCTTATCAAACGAACGCCTTACCAAATCTGGACTGACGCATTTGCGTCCGTTCAAAAATGGGGTAGTAGTCCCAAGACTTTTCAAGGGATTACTGCTTCGCGTTTTCGATCAGTTTGGGGCGCTTAGGTCTAGTCCTGACGTGACAGCGATCCGCGACATTAGGCAGCTTTGTACGGCTGTCAAAAAGTTGCGTATCGCTTGCCCGGACACATCAACCTGGAAACAAGTCGATGAGTTCTACAGGACCGACAGGGAAGTCGCCGTTGGATCCCTTAATTGGGATTACGGTGATTTTGATGCTGATGGTGCTGGTGTTCTTCAGTTTGGAGATCACCTTCCTTCAGTCTCAACCGCGTCCGATCTCTTCGGAGATCAAAACGTGGACCCCCCTCCATTTGTACTCGCTGCCGACTTTCTCGATACCGTTCAACGAACGGCCGACATCGTCTGCTCCGAGATCGGACGATTCAATCCGTCCGAATGGAAGGCTAAGCATGGACCAGGAGCCGTATCTGACCTGAGGGGAGGGTCATATAAATATGACTTCCCTCATTGGCCAGATAAGCTTGATGCTGTCTTCCCTTATGCTGATTTTGCTTTTAGCAATTATCAACATTGGGCCGATAGCATCGCATCAGATGGCGGTTCGTGTGAGTTATCTCACGAACCTCCTGCTCGTCTACATGCTGTTCCAAAGAGCTATTCTGGGCCTCGGCTAATTGCCGCGGAGCCAGTTGCGCATCAATGGTGTCAACAAGTCGTTCGAGACTTTCTGATGAGCCGCGTCGAGGATACCTGTCTCGATGCTTGTATCTCGTTCAGAGATCAAACGCCGAATCAGGTCCTCGCCGCTGCTGCTTCTCATCATGGATCGCACTCTACAATTGACTTGAAGAGCGCGTCCGATCGGATCTCTTGTTGGGTTATCGAGAGACTATTTCGTCGCTCGCCTTCCCTTCTATCCGCCTTGTACGCAACGCGTACTCGATGGATAACCCAGAGCCTCGATAAGAAATCTCCTGAGGCTTGTCGCCTTCGGAAATTTTCCACGATGGGTTCGGCAGTTACCTTTCCCGTTCAGACGATCCTATTTTCTGTTTTGGCGGTTAGCTCGGTTCTCTACACGAGATCCTTGCGACCTACCTCTGCAAATCTTAGGAAGATCTGTCGGGAGGTCCGAGTCTTTGGTGACGATATTATCGTCCCCTTGGACAGTCACGACAACCTCACGGGGTTGCTGACAGCCTTCGGTTTGAAGGTCAATCCCGCTAAGACTTTCTCGACTGGAAAGTTTAGAGAGTCTTGTGGGTATGATGCTTACGATGGTAACGATGTTACCAAAGTTAGCATCTTGTCAGTCCCGGTCGTGTCCAAGCCTGAGTCGATTCTTTCTGCAGTCGACACTCAGAACAATCTCTTTTTAAGAGGTTGGTACCGAGCTGCCGCCTACATTAAGCGGACAGTCGAACGATTCCGGAATTATAAGTTCCGAACGTTCACTAGTCACTCAGGCGCTATCGGGTGGATGTCGTTGTTTGAAGAAGGTTTAGCTG